GCCCTCCAAGCTGCCGAGCAACAAATGCAAGGCATGGCTCAAGAAATGGAGCAAATGCACCAAATGCTTCAGAACGTGTCTAAGTCGATGGAAGCGCAAGACTTGGAGCGCAAGAACTACGAAGCGCAGATTAAAGCGTTTGACGCTGAAACTAAGCGTATTTCTGCGGTTCAAGCCGGCATGACTTTTGAACAGATTCAGGACATTGTGCAAGGCACCATTGCGGCGGCTTTGGACACAGGGGATTTGATCGGCGGTGCGCCAGAGCGTCAATCGTTTGAAATGCCGATGGAACAACCCATGATGCCGCCGCCAGAACAAATGCAGCAAATGCCCCCGCCAGAACAAATGCCCCCAATGGAGCCACAACAATGAAATGCGCTGAATTTATCGGGATGATGTTTTTAGCACGCGATGTTACGCACAGTGTGCATCTGAACACGCGTTCGTACGCTAAACACAAGGCGCTACAAAAGTTCTACGAAAACATCATTGATCTAGCTGACGGTTTTGCTGAAGCCTATCAAGGCAGACATGGTTTAATTGGCCCGATCGGGCTACAATCTGCTAAGAAGACAACTAACGTCGTTGAATTTCTTGAAAATCAACTTGAAGAGATTGAAAAATGTCGGTATGAAGTTTGCGAAAAAACTGACACGCCGCTTCAAAATCTGATTGACGGTATTGTTGAGCTGTACTTATCAACGCTGTATAAGTTGAGATTTTTATCATGACAGTTAATCTTTCGTATTTTGCTGGCGCTGGGTGGCAATTTTTTGATGACAATGGCAACCCGTTGTCGGGCGGTAAGCTTTATACATACCTAGCTGGCACAACTACGCCTGCGGTTACGTACACAAGTGTTACCGGCGCAACAGCTAACCCTAACCCTATTATTTTAGACGCGGCGGGTAGGCCTCCAGAAGAAGTTTGGACAACAACGGGCGTAAACTATAAGTTTTTAGTCAAAAATTTTAACGATCTAACAATTAGAACGTACGATAATTTAGGTGGCATCAATGACTTTACTGTTGCTTTTGCAGAATTAGCAAATACAACTGATCCAACATTAGGTGATGCGCTTATTGGATTTCGTCAATCAAATTCGTCTGGAAATTTGACAGATGCAATTGGAAGAACAGTTCATCAAAAGCTACAAGAATCAATTAGCGTTTTAGATTTTGGCGCAACTGGTGATGGAGTAACAAATGATAGCGCAGCAATAAACGCTGCGTCTTTAGCTGCTACTGGAAAACGGCTTTATATTCCCGCCGGCACTTACAAAGTAAAAGCAATAAATATTTATTCTGATACGACGGTTGAATGTGATGTAAATACTATTTTTGAACCTTGGGATACAACCACTAAAAATTCATCTAACTATTGCATCCGTTTGGACGGTGACAATATTATTTGGCGTGGTGGTAAAGTATTAGGGGAAGTTTATACGGCACTTGGTGACAATCCCTCACCTTATTACTGTATGTCTATCAATAAAACCACTGGTGATGAACACGCAACAAATATTCGATTAGAAGATTTTGAAACTGAAGGCGGCAGAGAAGGTGTTTGGGCTGTATCAACGGATGAATGTACTGTCCAAAATGTAACAATACGCTCACCCTACCAATGGGGTCTTGCTTTCCCCGCACCCAGAACTAAAAAGTTGATGGTTAACAATGTTCGTGTGTACGATAGCGGCATCAACGAAGGTATTAAGATTGCAAGTTTGTACCAACAAACGGGAGATCAAACAGCAGACATTATTATTAGCAACATTGACATTCAAAACTGTGGAGGGTTAGACCCTGCGGCCGGACAAAACGGCATGGATTTTTTCATATCGTCTGCTACAAGATTGCACATTAACAATTTCAATATTGTTAACTCTGGCGCAACTGGCATTGAAATTAAACGTAATGACGCACCGAACATTACCCCGAATACATATGAAGAAATACTTATTCAAAATGGCATTATTACTTCTAATAACACTGATTCAGGCGGTATAAATTTTAACGTGACTTTGCCCTACCCTGCGAGTTCGGCGAGCGCAAACAAAGTTATTGTTTCAAATGTTCAATTTAATTACGTTGGGCCTTCAGCGCCAGCAAGTGTAAACGGTATTACTATGGGTGGTTGGCACGATATATTTATTACAGGATGCCAATTTAACGGTGAGTTTTCTCGTTATATAAATCCTAACGCAAGCGGCGAAACCGATCCAACAATTGAAAATTTAGTTATTTCTAATTGTGTAGGATTTGGAGGACAAGCAGGTATTGTTTTTGGAGATTCTATATCTAATGCAAAGTTTATTAACAATGTTTTTGAAACAACAAGCGATGTAATTGTTGCTCTTACTGGAACAACTGGTGACGGTCTGTTTATCCAAGGTGGGTATTACAAAACATCGGGTTCCACTCGGTATGGGATAAACATTTCAGGAACAGTTAATAATTTTATTCTTGAAAATGCTACGGTTATTGGCGGCGCACACGCAGTAGCAACTAATGGTAGCGCAACAATTCGTAAAAATGTATTGACTGCTGCAACGAACGACGCTATCCGTATAAATGGAGGGGCGTGTGTTGCTTATGACAATAGCTTAAGTATCCCTACTAACTATAGAGCGTTTGCTATTATTGCGGGTAGCGTAGTTGGATACCAGAACGATAGAGGTAGTGCTACGACTGTTCCTGCATACGCTGCTGAAGTTGGTGAGATTGTTTACAACTCCGCCCCAACTTCGGGTGGCTATATTGGTTGGATATGCACAACGGCGGGAAGCACTAGCACCGCAGTTTGGAGAACTTACGGAGCAATTTCGTAATGGCTAACAGATACTGGGTAGGTGGGACAGGAAATTGGTCAGACACAGCACGTTGGGCCACAACAACTGGTGGTGCTGGTGGGGCTTCTGTGCCTGGGGCGGCTGATAACGCATTTTTTGACGCAAACTCTGGGACTGGCACAGCAACCACAACGACTGGCGCAACGTGCATAATTGTTACTTTAAACTCCAGCACATTAAGTCTTGTGCTTGGCAATAACTTTACGCATACAGGTCGGTTTAACTTTACGCTAGGCTCTTTGTCTTTAGGTACATATACGTGGACTTGTAACGATTTACAAACAAGCAATACCAATGTACGGTCGTTAGATTTTGGAACAGGTAAAATTGTTTTGACCGGAAGCGGCGCAACAATATTTTCAAGCAACCCAACAAATTTAACTTTATCTGGATCAAAGTTAATTGAAGCTGCTTATGCAGGAGCGGCGGGTACACGAGCGTTTAGCACTGGTCTACCGACTGAAGCTAACACCATAAACTTATCTATTACCGCCGGAACAGATACTGTTCAAACCAACACGGGTGACGGAAGAATTGGCAACCTTAACCTGACTGGTTTTGGCGGTACGTTTAGCAACACTTCGTCAAAGTTAATATACGGCGATTTTATTGTTGGCTCAGGTGTTACTTTAGGTGCTGGGTCTGCCGCAATAACATTTTCAGCTACTTCCGGCACAAAAACAATCACCACAGCAGGAAAGACTTTTGATTTTCCCCTTGTTTTTAACGGCGTTGGTGGGGCGTGGGCGTTTTCTGATGCGCTGACTCAAGGCTCAACCAGAGCGTTCACGATAACCAATGGAACTGTTCAGCTTAAAGATGGTGCAACATCTACTGTTGGTAGTTTTGTTGCATCTAGCACAGGCCAAAAGTTTTTGCAGTCAACATTATTAGGAACACAAGCAACTTTGTCACAAGCATCTGGCACAGTCAGCGTGTCGGATTTAAACATCCGCGACATAAACGCTGTTGGCGGTGCTTCTTGGAATGCGTATACTGATTTTGAAAATACAGACGCAGGAAACAACGATGGTTGGAATTTTAGTTTGTCGCCTCCTTATGCTTCTTATGAGCCACCAATTATCATAAGATCTTTTACTCAACCTCGGAGATTTTAGAATGTCAATGAACCTAAAAGCCGTAACTACTTGTTTCGGTTATCAACAAATTACTAGCTTAAGCGCATCTGCTGCTTTGACCGTACCAGCTTTGACACCAAACGGTTTAAACGCCAAACCCGTGTTAGCTTTAATTGTTGCTGAAGGTGCGCCGGTGCGTTGGCGTGACGACGGTGTGGCTCCTACGGCTTCTGTTGGTATGCCGATTGCGGTGGGCGTGCCTTTTCAATACGACGGCGATCTAACAAAAATTCGTTTTATTCAACAATCTGCTAGTGGTATTTTAAACATTAGCTATTATTGTTAAAGTTATGAAACATTTTGAACATTCCGCATACGCTCTACTATTCATGGCCATCATTGGCTTGCTAACTGGCAACTGGGTTGCTGGTGCTTGCTTTGGCTCTGCATTCTTTATCGCCCGTGAGCATACCCAAGCTGAGTATCGTGTGATCCAAAAGTTCTACGATGGCAAGCGAGCAAATATGCCTTGGTACGGTGGGTTTGAACCCCGTGGATGGGATAGAAAAAGCGCCCTAGACTTTGTGCTACCAATTGTTGCAACAATGGTAGCTGTTGTTATAATCAGTATAACTGTATCGGCCCAGTAGACCGAGGATTCTTAGGAATCGACAAAATGTCAGAAGAAGTAACCTTAGCGGAAGTGCCCGCGCCAGAACAGGGAGTTACGGCAACACCTGTACCTGAAGTTTCAGCGCCGGAAGTAGTCGAGAATCAAGTTGAACAGCAAGAGGAAAAGAAGTATTCCCAAGCTGAAATTGACGCGATGATCGGTAAACGACTTGCAAGAGAGCAACGTAAATGGGAAAGAGAACAGGCTCAGAGAGTACCTCAAGCCCCGACTGCCCCCGTTGTCCCAGAACAGTTTGAATCGACCGAAGCGTATGTAGATGCACTTGCTGCGCAAAAAGCCGATCAGCTACTAAGACAACGTGAGGCACAAAGGCAACAGTCTGAAATCTTAGAATCCTATCACGACAAGGAAGAAGAAGCGCGGTCGAAATACGACGACTTTGAACAAGTCGCCTACAACCCCAACCTTCCAATTACTAGCGTGATGGCCGAAACCATTCAAGCTTCTGATCTTGGTCCTGATGTGGCATACCACTTAGGAGCAAATCCGAAAGAAGCTGAACGGATTTCTCGTTTATCGCCATTCTTACAAGCCAAAGAAATTGGGAAGCTCGAAGCCAAATTGGCCGCTGAACCTCCCACAAAAAAGACTTCATCGGCGCCAACGCCTATTAGTCCGGTTACTGCTAGAAGCACGGGGTCACCCTCGTATGATACAACCGACCCACGCTCCATCAAGTCGATGAGCACCTCGGATTGGATCGAAGCTGAAAGGCAGCGCCAGATTAAAAAGCAGGAAGCGCTACGTAACCGCTAACTTACTTTTTAAGGAATTACCATGTCAAATAGTTTATTGACCATCGACATGATCACCCGTAAGTCTCTCGAAATCCTCGAGAACAACCTGGTGCTCACACGTAACGTAAACCGCCAATACGACGACTCGTTCGCCGTTGAAGGTGCCAAGATCGGATCGACTCTGCGTATCCGCCTACCCGACCGCGCTCTGGTCACTGACGGTGCTGCCCTGCAAGTTCAGGCCGACAACGAACAGTTCACAACTCTGACTGTTTCGAGCCAGAAGCACATCGGTGTTAACTTCACTTCCGCTGAATTGACCATGCAATTGGACGATTTCGCAGAGCGTGTTCTTAAGCCTCGCGTCTCGCAGCTTGCCTCTTCGGTTGACGCCGACGTTGCAACTTCGTACAAAGGCATTGCTAACTCGGTAGGCACCCCAGGCACTACGCCTGCAACTTCTTTAGTTCTGCTCCAAGCTAACCAGAAACTTAACGAGTTTGCTACACCAATGAGCCCACGCTACGCGACTGTTAACCCAGCCGCCAACGCAGGGCTAGTCGAAGGTATGAAAGGCTTGTTTAACCCAACCGGCACTATCAGCCGCCAGTTCAAAAACGGCATGATGGGCGAGGGCATTTTGGGTCTGGACGAGATCAACATGTCGCAGTCCATTTCTAACCACACGAACGGCGATTGGGGCACAGCCATCACTGTGACTTCGACTGTCACAACTGAAGGTCAAGACACTCTGCCAATCAGCTTCACTGGTTCAAGCAAAGTCTGGAACGTGGGCGACGTCTTCACCATCGCTGGTGTCTACGCTGTTAACCCACAGACACGTCAATCGACCGGCAGCCTTCAACAGTTCACCGTGACTGCTGTGGCCACTGGTTCTTCGACAGCTACTCTGGACATTAGCCCAGCTCTGTTTACTGCTGGCAACGCCTTGGCTACTGTGTTTGCATTCCCACAAGCCGGTGCTGTTGTGACGATGTTGGGTTCGGCTTTGACTTCGTACCCACAGAACTTGGTCTACCACAAGGATGCCATTAGCTTTGCTACGGCTGACTTGTTGTTGCCACAGGGCGTTGACATGGCTTCGCGCCAAGTCCACAACGGTATTTCGTTGCGTATCGTGCGTCAGTACGACATCAACAACGACCGTCTGCCTTGCCGTATTGACGTTCTGTATGGCTACGCTGCCATCCGTCCTATCACTGCGGTCCGTCTCTGGGGCTAAACCAGTGGGGGCTTCGGCCCCCATTCGTAACTTTTTTTAAGGAAATTTATCATGGCACTTTCTAATGGCACAGGCGGTTATCAAATCGGTGCAGGCGCAACTGACGAAGCAATTATGTTTGTTCAGGGCGCACCTACTGCATTGGCTGCCGCAGCAACTGCAACGGCTGCACAACTCCAAAATGGTCTGTTTGTTTTTGACGGCGCTGCTGGCAACCTAACATTGCCAACAGTCGCTTTGTTGGAAGCAGGCATGCCTA